TTTCACAATACCCTATATTATACTTTACTACATCTGTATCCGTAATACCTCTGCTTGTTATGTAGGACTTAGCCTGTCTATAAGTTAATTTTGTACTAGGTTTTACGAGGGAAACAAACTCTTTCGGTAATTCTACTACTTCGTACTGCTTATCGTCTATTTCTCCCTTACCTCCTGGGAAGTAACTTCTCATTTCAGCAATCTGAGTAGAGTTAGCTTGTACTTTCTTCAGTAAAGACACTAAATTTCTACCTTTCGTAGCAGGTTCACAAGTCCAGCAGTGATAAAACCCGGTCTTTGGGTCTATTTCAAGCTTCGGCTTATGATGTTTACAGAAAGGGCAATGAAATGCATGATTTCCTTTAGTAGAAGGCTTAGATTTACCTAAAACGTTATGTAAAAGCCCTAAAACTAGGCGTGAATTCTCCATTAACTTACAGTCTTTAACGGATAATATAAGAAATTATTCTGAGTCTACCAAATCTTTTCTGAAGAACTTAGCAAGTACGTTATCGTTATAAGACTTATCAGTAAGAAGTACCTCGTTTATACATTGATAGTGGACTTCCCAGTATGTTAATTGCTTCTTATTAAAGCAGAATTTAAGTATTTCTTTACGAAAGCTATCTGTACCTGTCTCTTTAATTTCTTGTAAGATTCCCTTGTTAGAACCCCAATAAACTAGCCAATTCGACTCAGTTGTAACTAGCTTTTTAGTAGGTTTTCTACCTGGTCCGCTTAATTCTGCGAGTTCTTTTTTGGTTAGCTTTTTTCTAACGTTAGAATATAGAGATTTTTTACCTATATAAAACTTTCCAGTTTGTATATTTGTAATTTTATAGACAAATCCAATGCAGTTTTCAGGGAATTTTTCAACGGAATCGTATTCTGTAATTCTTCCGTTTTGATATGTAAACCATTTTTTTGACATAAACTTTGAGTTTTAACTATCCCATCTTACAATAAATGTAATATCTGTATTTTCTGGAATTGGATAAGGTGTTGCTAATTTACCTACTACTAAAAGCTCGTTTGATTCGTTGTAAAGCCCTACGGTAGTAACATAAGGATTAAATGCAGATCCTGTTAAGTTGTCTGCAATTGTACCGTCTGTAATGATTCCTACAGAACTACTATAAAAAGGTAATGCAGCAGATCCAGTAATAACTGTAACATATTTAAATACGGTAGGGTTTTGAGAATAATTAAAGTCATTCTCAAGTACTCTACACTTGACTTCATTGACGTAAATCGTTGTTTCTGCTGTTAGGCCTAGGTTATAAGGTACGACTGAAGATGATACTGGCATAGTTATAAATATCAGTTTTCACGTCTTTCTTCTCTTGAGTAAAACTCAAAACGATTGTGTTCTGTAGGAGTTGCGAGCAAAATACCTGGTTTTATATAGCCTTTTACTGCATCCTGGTAGAAATGAGACATCCAGGTTTGTTCGTAAGGATAGGAATACTTCGTATCTATAAACATCTTCTTATTACCTTTTCGAGAAACTACTTGAGGCCAATTGCAATAATAAATTTCTCCTGTTGCATAAGGAAGTCCTCTATAAGACTTAATGTTAGAATATTTTAGAAAAGAAGCTTTTTCAACGTCGCCGTCATCTTTAACTGGATTATCAGGAAATAGCTCTGCTCTCACATTCGCAGGTATGTTATGCCATGCCCATTGTTTTCTGTTATCTCCGAAAAATTCACTAAAGTTAAACTTGAGAAAATCAAACTCTTCTGTTTCTACGATCTGCATTACAATATCGTAAAAATCTTTAATCTTCCTTTTAAATCCGTTTCTACAAAATTCATCTGATCCGTTATAGAAAAACATATCGTCTTCAAAAAACATATGATACTCAAAGTTATTATCTTCAGCATGTTCTGCACAAAATTGTCTACCGCCGCAAATGCCGATATTATCTTTTTTAATTTCTTCAAAATCGTACTTTGTACATAATTCAGCAAAAGCTTGATCTGTAGAACGGTCCGTAGAGTTGTTCAGTAAAAACTTGGCTGGCTTATCTAAAAAGTTTCTATCATAAGCTTCAAAAGACTTACATAAAGTTTCAAACTGACTTGGAAAATTAAAACCTATTACATAAAGAGCTACTTTATTAGGCTTCTTAGGTAGATTTTGATCTTTTAGCATTTCAAAGAAAGGCCATACAAGACCGTTACCTTCAATATCAAACGGTTGAATTAATTCTGGATATTTGTAAGTCAGTATTGTAAATAAACACTCATCAGCTCCCATATATCCGCTGCTAATAGTGTCTCGAAGAATAGAATAATAGCGGTCATTTAAAATATGTATCTGCTCTTTCTTTCCTCCCCAGAATCCTCCCCTTGCTATTTTACCTACAAAATCAACTCCGCAATATTCTGCCATTTTAGTTCTTTCAAAGCCGTGTATTTCATTATTAGCTTCGTAAGGATAGGTTATAAAAGTAATCTTATCAATCGAATCTGTATAGTTTTTTAACTTATCAAAAACGTTATCGTGAGTAAAATATCCTTGATTAACTGTAGATGTTAGTCCTCCGTCTATCCAATAAAAATATTTAGAGTCGAAAGGATTCATTATAGCTGAATCATTAACCATAAACATTTTACACATCATCATAGGGTTATAAAACTCTAATGCTGCTTGTGGAGATTCAGGAAGCCATCCAGCTATGTTATACCATTCAGGATTGATTCTAATTTCTTGAAGCTTATCGAAAAAAGGAAACCAAGTTTTAAAATCTTCTAACTCTTTAAAGTATATTTTAGTCGGCTTATCTTTTCTAATCTCTAATACTTCTTGCTCAAGTTCTTTAGGTATCCAAATACACATTTGTGCATCGGATTTTAGTAGCTCGAAAAATCTATCTTTATACTGTTGAAAGTCTCTCTTACCCCATCCTTCAATTTTACCTCTACCTAGGTCCCATAATCCCGTAACTAATGTAACGTTTTTGTTCATACTCTACTACAGTTAAAAATTTTAATTTCTACTTTTTAGTTATAATTGAAGTAATACTAGTTTCTGCTACACGAATTACTTCAACGCTTTTAATATTTTCCTGTAGGTATTGTTTTTCTTCTCCGTTTAATTGATCGGATATTAGTTCGCCTGTTTTTTCAAAGTGCTCAAGCATCTCTAAAGGAGTTATAAATCCAGGTGTTCCCCAGTTCCATATAGCATTTTTCTCAGGCATATTAACTTCTATACTCGTATGTAAATCTTCTAGTACGTATATACCGCCAGCTTTTAAAGACTTAAAGAAATGAGCGAAAGTAATTTGCTGGTCGAATACATTATGAGATCCATCATCTAAGATAAGATCGTAATCTTGTAGCTTAGCTGCATATTCAATCACGATATCTCTTTTTGACTGGTCAATCCAGTCTAAAGTTATTCTATCTAGATCTGCGATATTTTCATGTCTAACTATATCAAGACCTAAAATATTTGCATTTACAAAATAATCTCTAAATACTTTTAAATCGTTTGCAGGCATCCAACCCAAAGGTTCAGAAAAGCCTCCAATACCTATTTCACAAACTAGCTTAGTAGTCTCTCTTATTGGACTAAAGTGCTTTTCGTAAACAGCATTATAATAGTTATGTGTGAAATCTTTATCTGTTGGATATTGCTTTGCAATTTCGCTTAATGTCTTCATGTTTTTATTTTTTATTGTAATTGAAATATTAAATTAGTATCTTGAAGTGCAACGAGTACACACTTTTCTCCGTCTAATAGGAAATGTATTTCTAGTACTTTTGGAGCTTCTGGGTAAGGGTCACCGCCTATAGTATAATCGGCTCTAATAGTAAAGCCTTTATTTTGATTAGCTATTAAATTTGCTTTTATCTGTTCTGTTACATCTACCATTACTCTACCGGTATTTATATAACTTTCATTCATTTGCTCTCCTAGAGTTCCGTAAAAAGCTTCTATTACCTCTATAGTAGAATTACTGTACTTACTTCTATCTTTATAAAAATCTTCTGGTAGAATACTATAATAAGGACTCCAGTCTAAATGAAAATATTCGTAATAGGAAGGCTCTCTATGAGAATTTAACCAACCTTCAAAGTACCATCTATCAAACATAGCGGGTTCAGGATTGCCGTGTACCCAGGATAAGTTTGACCACCAGAAATTACCCCACCACCAGTTTCTATCGATAGTGAATCCACATTGATTATACTCGCTTAACTTGTCAAGACAGTCTTCATATCTGTCGATTAGAAAGTACTCCATAGCTTCTTTCCATAATCCAACTCCTCTTTTCTTCCACTCTGACTTTTCTTTAGTATCTGTATTTTTATAGGTATTTGCTACTCCTTTCGTATGAAAATAAAGTACCTTTCCTTTGTATTGCTGTGAATAGTCCCATACCTTTTTTATAGCCTGATACTCAAAATTGTTGTCTGTAAACTTGCTTAAATTAGCTTTAGTTAGGTCTTTTACTAGCTCCTCAACATCTTCAAAATTACCCTCAGTATTAATACATGTAACTTCTAGTTTATCGCACCAGTCATATACTCCTGATGTTTTTAACCTCTCTAATTGCTGTTTTGCTACTTCTAAATAATCTCCTATACAGTAGATATGGTATACTACTAAGTTAATATTCTCTCTATCAGACTCTACATAGACTTTATCTCTGTAAATTACATCTAAAGTCCTATCTCTTACCATACCGTAAGCAAAGGCATGAAATATAAAATTTCCTCTGTTATACTCCCTATAATTTAAAGATCTATTACTTATTATTTTCGTATGATTTTTAACATCTTCGTCATTTTCATATAAAATAGTAAAGCAAGTTTGGTCGTGCCATAATGCATTTTTAAAATACCCTTTTCTTTCTAGGTTTTGCTCCACAATATTGAGGTCTCTAGAGTCTTTTCCTGCATACTTTTCTGCTGAATTATCCCAGGTCTTTAAAAATTCTTTAGACCATTCCGTATTTTTTAAAATAAATACACCTGCATTAGCTACACTATGATGTCCTACATCTTCTGTAAAGATTAAATCATAGTTTTCGTCTATAAAGTCTTCTACTTTTTGATTTGAATCAGAGACGATAGCGTCTATGTCTAGAAATAAGACATAGTCAGGGTTATAGTTACTTAGTACTTCTGCTACTAGCGTAGGTTTATACCAAGTAGCATCTCTTCCATCTAATACAGCTCTAATCTTTGTAGTATCTTTTTCACAGAAGTACTCATACCCTTTCTCTTCACAGTATTTTTTATTTATTGCTTCTGCATATTTACCATAAGATACGTTTTCTGTATAAAATTGAGCTATTACGATTTTCATTATCTATATTAAATTAAACTTCCTTCAATTCTTTCACACCATCCTTTAGAGGCAGAGTAAGGCCATACGATCCATTTCGTAGGCTTGCCTGCATATTGAAACGTTCTCCATACCTTACAGTAGTCGGGATCGCTTTTCATTGCATTAATTTCGTTAATATCAGCATCTTGTCTAAAGATAGTTTCTCCCTGTTCGTTTTCAAAAGCTACGCACCAAAACTCATAATCTGTTTCCGGTACTTGATGAGGATAGATATCTATACAATGTTTAAATATTGAAGCAAAAGAAGCTTCGTATTCGATAGGATCTTCAATCACTGGGTTAGGTGCAAACTTATTATCTAACGTATACTGCTGTACTCCTCTAGTTGTAAATCTTAATCCGCAATACTTTTCGTAATCTTCTAAAGTTCTAACTGTTCCGAATCCGTAAATACCTATTTGATTTCTTTGACAAGGTGTACAACCAGGTTCCATTCCGAAAAGAATTCTATTTCTTTTATGAGCTTTATTATTTTTTTCTACCCACTCTGTATCATCATCCCACTGCTTAGTTCTACCTTTTCTAGTATATTCATGCCATGCAATCATCTTATGCGGATGAAATAAATCATATCCCCAGGTGTAGGATCTTGCAGCTAAAGAAATCTCCTCTCCGCCT